ATTATCATCTGTCCAGTATCCCCAATTAGCTTTTGCATATGCTTTTTTTGCTAAACTCCAAGTTTTATCCCAAGGGCTGCCATTCCCTCCTCCCATATATAGAGGAAATGTGGGAATATCACTTGTCCAGTGGCCAATATTTAATCCAATACCTTTTAAATCATCAGCTGTTATCTGAATAGTGTTATTATCAAAGTCTTTTTCTATTTCGAAAATTTCAACCAATTTACTATCAAGCCAACTAATATTATTTTTTAAATCGTTTCTTTTAAATGATATTTGTATACGATCCCCAATATTTTTTAGTGCTAATTGAATTGATGAAGAGAATGATATTATTACAGTACTTCCTTGTATTAAAAGCATTAATTTATCACCGTATAAAATAGCTCCATCGAGTGTTGTTAATAATGTTGGTATAGATTTGCTTGTAGTTATTCCAAATAGTCGTTCCGTGGTATTCGATGATTTTTGAATACTGGCATAACTATCCTCACTCCAATTTTTTAAATATTGAACTATAACAGTTTTCTTTATATCATCAATTACAGTATTGCATTTTAAAGTACCTTCATAAATATCAGTATCACTTATATTTGATGGTGATGTAGGTATATCGGTATACCAAATACTCGCTGCATATTGACCACTATTATTATTATAAAATGTACCTAAACAAGATTGTACAATTTCTCCGGCTATATCATTTGCTGATTTTAATTCTCCGATATGCAATCCTATTGGAAAATCAACAGCATTACTTACTGCTAAATCAACAGTAGCAGTATCCCATCTATCACTTCCCCAAGGCACTTTTATTAATTGAGTTCCAATTTCTTTTAAAACTGAAATCGGATTTTGAATGGTTATAGTTCCTGATTTATATCCTACATAATCTACACTTACATCATCCCCAGGGGTATATGATGAAGTATGTAATTTAAAAGAAGCTTCATTTATTGATCCTGATAAATAATTTGCTTTTATTTTATTGACATAAACTTGATCTATAGAAGTAATAGAATGTAGACTTGTATCTACAATTTTAAATTTATGAGTATTGGTAGCCGTCCCTTTTAATCTTGTTGTACATATTACTGGTGCTCTTTTTATTGTTCCCCATCCTAATGGTAATGGTTTTCCATCATCCTCAGGATCAAGATTAGGATAGTTACTCACACTAAATGAATTTAATGGTATGTTTGTATCCCATTCATTTTTACGATCCTTAAAAGATATATCAATCATATTTAAAGAAATGTTTTTTTTATTTATTATTCCTTTAAACATTTTTTGATATTCACTATATGGTAAATCCTCTCCACCCTCTAATATAGTTATTATTTTATTTTCCCAAGCGAAGGTATTAAATATTTCATCAAACTTCCCATCTTTATTATCCAATGATAATTGACCATCAGAAATTATAGATATCCCCCAAAAGAAATCCGTTTTACGCTGATTAATAGTTGGGATGTTTATTATTCTGGGATCATAATATTTATTATTGAATATAATTCCCGAATCATCGTTTTTTAACCCTTGATTGGAAAAATACAATTTATAATTAGCTATCATTACCATAGAATAAATACTTTCTATTTTTAATAATGAAATATTATCAATATAAAATGTTGTATTAATCCCTTCCGATCCGAGTGTAATTATTTTCATATATACACCAGTGCAATTTGGATCAATAGATACAGTTCCTGATATTAGATGCCAAGTATTGGTTTGAGAACAAGCAAAATATGTTGAATGCCAAGAACCGGAATAGTATTGGTAAAAATATATTCCTGCATTTGCGGGAGTTCCAGCCGATGTATAAGCCCAAGACGTAAAACTATAATTATTATTTGGTGTTAATCCATGTAAATCTAATGTTGGTAACGATGCTAAACTAATACTTAGATTATCAATATAAAGAGTATCCCCAGCTCCTCCAGCAGTTCCTAACTGCACTACTATTTTTAACCCTGTTGCTGCGGCATTCATAATAAAAGTACCTGTTATATAATGCCATGCGTTTTGGACAGTTGATGATATTGAAGATATTACTGCCCAAGTTCCGGATCTGTATTCATATACAAATATATTAGCAAAACCAGCAATAATACTCGAATACATCCAAGTTGAAAAAATATATGTTTGATTTACTACTAAGCCATGTAAATTAGTTGTTCCAGAAGATGCTTCCAAATCCACTGTAGCCACAGTACCAATTCCCGTAGTTTTAGTTAATAGCCAAGAATATGATCCACTGTATTTTTGTACTGATGATTGTGCCCATGTAGCGTTTACTAAAGCTGAGTACCCACCATCAATAGTAGGGGAATTAGCGTTTTCACAATTACCATATTCTATTTCTTCTCCAATAAATAATGGATATATATATAATCTTCCATTAACATAAAAATATTGTCCCGTTGACATACTATTTAAATTTGTTGATAGGGTTAGGGATACACCATCTTGATAAATACTTTGTATATCATATTGACCAATATCTGAATAATAAATATTTCCAGAATACAAAGTCCAATTAGTTATATTTTGAGAAGGTTCTATCTCTACTAAAGATATTTTTTGGGTTCCCGCCATAGTGATCAATTTATTAAAAGTAGAAATCATAATTGTTCCATTATTGTAATTGTTCCCAATTGAATTACAGGGGTATTATTTAATCTCGAATAAACTACTTTTGAATTCATATAACCATAAATTGTACTTGTATTTAGATTTGAATCTAATGAAACATAAAACGGTTTATCATTTCCAATATAATTTATCATGGTCTCAAAACCAGATTTAGTATTGGGATTAAAATAAGGATCGAGAGGATGTACAGTTATATCATAACTATACACTGGATTCTTTCTATTAAAAAAAGTAACCCCGGCCTCACTCATTTTTGTATCACTTCGTAAGTTAATTGTTTTTTTATTCCATGTACACCAATTATTAGTAGAGGTTTGAAATTGAGGGCTAAAAAAAGTACCTGCCCAAAGTCTACCAATATCACTGTATCTTTGACTCCTATCATACCAATATAATTGCATATGTTTTAAAGTAGTAGCCGTAAACTCCACACTAATTTTATTTGCATTATAACTAATGGTAGAGGATTTAATAATTGATGTGCTGCTATTCCACCCACCACTAAAAACAGTTGCCGTACTTCTTGTTCCTCTTAATTTTATAATAGTTCCGGTTTTAAAATTATGTTTATCAATTATAAAACAATTTACACTTTGTGTTGATGTGAATGAAACAATAATTTCATGCTCATTTCCAAAAGATGTTGAACTATATGTTTTTGTTCCTGTATAATCCGTTCTATTTGATAATCCTAAAAGTACAGCTACACTATTAGGCCAATATGGAGCAGTTGAAAATAACAATCTAAATATTCCTGACCCACCAGTACGTTGGATTATAAATTTTCCTGTGGTAGAATTATAACTTGCTGAATGATCTGTATAGGTTCCTATTGAATTACAATTAGATTTTATCACACTCGCTAATCCGGATCCGGTATATGAACCTAATGGAATTGCAAATTGTTTTGTTACTCCTGTACTGGTATCTCTAAAAATAAAATAACGGTTGTAGGCCGTTAATATGAATCCTGAATTAGTTCTCCATACTCTTCTTAAAATATCAGTCTGTACATTTGTTGCCGGTAAAGTCTCTACTTGACTGCTGTATCTAAATACTGTTCCAGTATCAATTTGATTTCTATATTTCCAATGAATTACACTCATTTATATTCTTGCCCTCACAGCCTTTGGAGGAATAATAAAACCACCGTTATTCGCTTCTTGCTGTATGAATTCAATATCAGCTCTTCCTATCAATTTACCATCAGATAAAAATATATTTACTGGAACCGGATTCAAAGTAATATTACTGCTTGCTGTTCCACCACTATTTATATTTTCTAACAAAGAAGAATTCCTTGCTGCATCATTTTTATTTACTACAAATTCTCCAGCTGTTAATCTTGCAGTGCCTTTATCTATACCTGTATCTGGAGAAGCAAACCAACCCCCAGAAGCAAATGCAGGAGGAGGAGGAGGCTGTTGAGATATTACAAACGCTTCTTGAGCAATACCCATTGCAGTAACTATTCCGGCCGGAATTAATCCCCACGGCCAACCCAAAGATGCAAAAGCAGTCATAGCTGCTTGGACTGTTTTAATTCCAATATCAACCGCGCTTATTGCTTTGTTCCAATTAAAAGCATCAACTTGAGCCTGATATTTTTTCATTTCATAGGCGCGTTTATCATCATAATCTTTTTTTGCTGCTGCTGCTTGTGTTGCTGTTATATTATCTATATTGGCTAATTCTTCTTTTGTTGCTGTGGCAGTTAATTTACTTAATTCTTTATTGTACCATTTATCAACTTTATTTTTATCAACCCCAGCAGCTAAATATTTTTCTTTTTCTATATCTAAATTATATATTGATTTTTCAAGATCACTTCGATCAGCATCTTCAAAATCTTTACTGGCTTGCTGCTCTGCTGTCATTTGTTCTTGTAATAAACTATTTGCATAATTAAAATATGATCCAGCCACATCTTTTATGTTATTCCAAACATCAGAAGCTGACTTACCCAAATCCTCAAAGAATTTCTTTTGTTTATCAGTATCTTCTTTAGCTTTTTTGGTTCTTTCTTCTTGATCTTTTATTCCTTTACTTTTTTGATCTTCTAATTCCTGATAACTTTTTCCTATGTCTTTATAATTTTGATTTATTACTGCCGTCTCTTTATTAGATTCTATAATTGCTTTTTCTGTGGATTCTTTTACAGCTGAATTTTGAGAAGCTAATCCGTCTTTAACAGCCTTAAAACCTTTAGTATAACTATCAGTTAATTTTTTAGTAGTATCTGAGGAGTTCTTTTCAAAATTATTAAATTCATTAATTGTAGTAACAATTATATCTTTATAATTTTCTACCACTCCTTTTCCAAAATCTACAAAAGCGTTTGCTGCATCTTTAGCTTTATCCGCAACAGCTTGCCATTTTTCTTTGTTTAAAGGATCAAGTAAAGCAGCTCCAAAAGCTCCAAGCACATCAACAGATTTTTTAACTGCAACAATTAAATCTGCTATGGACATAATAAATAATTTTACTATCTTTCCACCAACTGCAAAACCTATTGCTGCTACTTGAATCACCCCACCTAAAATATTAAATGTTACATTGGCCTCATTTCCTTTTCCTGTTAGTTTTGAAAAATCTTCTGCAACACCTTTAAAAATATCAGCTCCATTTTCTTTAAATATTTTAAAGAATTTTCCAAATACTTCTCCAGCAACATTTAAAGTCCCAGAAATAGTACCTATAATGTTTCCAATTATCTCTATTCCTTTTTTAGACTTTAAAAACTCCTCTACTGATTTAGTCATTAAGATAGCATTTTCAACGAAAGGTTTTCCTGCCTTAGCAATATAAAATCCAATTGCTTTTTCGGTATCTTCAATGGCTACTTTTGCTGCTGATAAAGCTCCTCCAAAAGTATCTCTTGCAGCAACAGCACTCCCACCAAATGCCCGATCTAATGCCTTTAAAACTAAGGCTTGATATTCAGCGCTTTTACCTGAATCCTCAAGTTGCTTTCCTAATTTTTTTTCTTCATCAGTAAAAATAATTCCCTGACGTGCTGCTGCTCCCATAGCACTGGATGTTTCCAATAATCTACCTATTAATTTAGCTGATGAATCCAAATCAATTTTTTTAGCAACAGACATATCTAAAATAGCCTTAGTAGCTTGGGGAAAAACTTCTTTTCCAATTTTGGTGTATCGTAAAAGAATAGTTTCAGCACTAACAATATTATCTTTATCAATACCAGTTAAATCAGATAAATTAGAAGCTAAGTTTTTAATTCCTTCAGATGTCATACCGGCAGCATACCCAGTACTTTTTAATGTAGTACTAAGTTGAGACATAATTTTTTCAGATTGCGAATATTCTTTTAAAGAATCAGCAAAAGCATCTTTTAATAAATCAACACCTTTTCTAAATAGATCGGTAGCAATATTAGCAAGAAACATACTCTTGCCAATACTATCCCCTTGTTTTTTAGATTTCGTAACGGCATCTTCTCCAGACACCCCAGCTTTATGTAAAGCAGATTCATATTGAGATGTATCTAATTTTAATGTAGCTAAAAGTTCTCCTACATTCATCCTATACTAAACCCCATATCTTTAAGTTTATTAGCAAGCCCATCCACTGTAACCTTTTCTACTTTTTCAAATTTTAATCCAGTGTGTTTACTCAATATTTCTTTTATTCTTTCTATTGCCATACTTACTGGCTCATCATTTTCCCAGTTTTCTAAAAGTAAATTTACTTGTCTCCAAGATAATTCACGGCGTATGCCTTCAACAGTATACGCCGGATAAGCAATCATTAGTTTATTGTAGAGTTCCCATTCTCCATATTGTTTCCCTGTTTGTTCGCCATTTCGTTGAACTTCTTTAAGAACATCGGCAGGAAAAAGTTTTGGAAAAAAGGGAATAGGTTTTTAATTAACACATCCTTTATATTATTCATATCGGCAAGACCTAATGCTATTTCTTTAAGTATCCTAACACTGATATTTTCTTTTACCCATTCAAAATCAACAGGATCAAATTCCCCTTCGTTTTTATATGCAAAAACAAAATTAAAAAGATTTGTTATTTCTTGAAAAAGGATATCTCCATATTGATTTATAATATCACTCAGTTCCACTTTCATCAGGTCTAACGATCCTAAGCTCCCTGACTCCATTTGTTGCTCCGCTATCTTCTTTCTTATTATTGTGAAGCTGTCGTTCAATTTCTCCAAAAACTTCTGCAACTGGCCTATCGACATTTCCCTCAGTTTGAATATCCTTCCTTTTATCGGCATACTCATCAACGATGGACTCAATTTGTTCAATGTTATAATATCTGTCTCTGATTTCTGATTCCCTTCCTGATTCATATAATTTAACGACCTCCTTAAATTCTATTTTTGGTAACTCTGTAATAATACCTTTACTGCAATCAATTAACTGCACACAATTATCCCGTAAATCTATTTTACTTAATTCTTCATCTGCTTGCGAATTGGATAATCCAGATTTTATTTCTTCATCTTTCAATCCACATTTAATTTTAATTTGATATATTTTATTATTTACTCTTGCTCTGCTATCTATTCTCCATACATCAAGCATAGCTCCTTTATACTCTATTTGTTCTTCGGTTGTTAGTATGCCATTATCTGATATATGAAGTTTGCGATCTGTATAAACATCTGGGCCTAAATCCTTCCATTCCCCATCTATAAATTCCCATCGAGTAGCTCTTTCTTTTCCTTCAGGATACCCACAATCTACACCGAGTAAAAATAAAGGATTGAATCCCATGAATGATGCTAATTGAATTGCGTTATTAACAGTACATCCAGCATTTCCTACCATAATTTTTATTCTTGGTGGAGCTTCGTTTTCAAATCGAGCAAAATCACCAAATGCTAATGGCTGTACTTCTTCAAACCATTGTATGCCATAATGCATCATGAGATAATAATATTTATCCCATTTCCAATTCTTTACTATCAATGGGCTTGCTGATGGGTGTGTAAGAAGTGTACTTCCCTTCCAATTCATACCCAGCATTTTTGGATACAAACTATCTCCAGCATCAAAAACACAAATGTATTCGGGCTGATGCCCCCATCGAGTAGGAATCAAGGCATTGCTCCCACAAGAAAATACCGCACCTTTCCAGTCTCCCAGAAGCGGTGCGGTTAAATCAAGTGAAGGGCCACTACCTATTATTACAGCTGGCTTTCCTTTACCTTTTCCCTGAAGCATAGATACACAAACATTCCTTTGTGCAGCTTCATCCATTATAGTTCGATAATTTTGAAAAGCGTTTGTTACCCAATACGGAAGCCAAGCCTTTAGTACACCGTCATTGCGTGTGTCTTGCGTCTGCTCTAAATACTCTCCCTCTAAATCCTTTTTGTCCTTAACCTCTAAATTCATTTTTGTGCCCCCCACTAAAATTTATTTTATGCTTGTACTCCAATTTGAATTATCTGTTTACTTGGAGCTAAAGTCATATCTGCTAAACATACAAAGCTCATAGCCACTCCACCGAATTCCGATGCCATTTGAATAGCAAAATCACTCGCGCCTTTACGCTTTGTTCTTGGGCAATAAATGGTAAGTGCTTTTCCCGTATCATCTATGCAAGTCAATCTAAGAGGAGCTTCAAATCCAATCATATTTCCACCTGCATATACAACCGCTGAAGTTGCTGTTTTACAATACTCAACTATAATGGTACTTCCATCAGTAATTTGTCCCGCTGTTCTTCTTTTCAAATGTCCATTCGATCCGGTTCCTGTCCAATCTGTTCCTCGTGTAAATCCTGCTGGTGCGTTACTATAATCAGATTTGTAAACTTTTATTGTTCCAGTCAACCAACCGGCTTTCATTAAAGTGTAGGAAGTAGTTCCTGACATTTTTACTTCCTCTCTCCAGTTGTGAATAAATCCAACCGTCGCGGTATACCCTTTGCTTCCAATTGTAGTTGCACTTTGCATACTGTTGCCTTGACCAAATGTATACCTCATTTGAGATGGTTTGAAATCAGCAACTGAAATATCGATTTGAACTACCTCTTTTGTTGGATGACTTCCAACTTGAACCCCTTGATCTTCCAAACCATACTCAACTGTTTCTCTTGTGTATTTTATTGCTGCTTGAGTTTTTGGAGAACCAAGCCTTATCCCTCCCCATGTACCTATAACCGGCCCCAGGGGTAATGTTCTACTTACTGCTGTACTCATATTATTTCTCTCCTATGAAAAAGATTAAATAGCAGATGAAGCCCCCAAGCATTTAATTCCTCGTCATAAAGCTCTTCCACTTCTCTGTCTAGTATCGTCCTAAATCCCTCACTACTTCCTTTTTGATGCAACAAATAAATTATTCTATTCGAAATTGTTTCTGTATCCCCTTGTACCCAAATCCATATATGTAATTCATAAACAATAGACATTGTATTTCGATCATTATTTTTATCATTTTGTCCCGGCCTCAACCAATATACTACTTGAGGAAATGATGGTGGTTTAGGTGGGTTTTTCCAGTATGTATTATATGGGGTTATAGTTGGACTTCCCATCGCAGTAATATATTGAGCATCATTTGTTAATGTATTTCTAATAGCTAATTTCAAAGCTTGATTCATTTTAATACTTCTTTTACTGCATCGGCAAACAATTGCATAATTTCATCTTGTTTAGCATCGAGTGCTGTGGCTAAATAAGAATATCCCATTTCCTCTACATAAAGAGCATATTGAGTTGTGCTGTTATCCCCAGCTTTGACTTCTCCTGTTATATTTTCAGGACCACTTAAAACTTTCCCTGGTCTGATGCTATTGGTTAATTTCCCGCTATGTGTGTAATATCTACCACTGGGATGTCCTTCAGGATTGTGAGCGCCTTTAGCATTCCCTACAAATATATGATCTCGTTTAGCTTCGTTGCATACTATCACTTGCGCTTTCTCCATAGCGGTTATTAATATTGGATTGGCAAAGCTAGATACTTTCTTCAGATTGTTCTGAAATTCTTTTAATCCGTCCCCGTCCATCTTTGGGTTCCTCTTTCCTTTCTGATTCCTGTATCATCTTCCACAATTCATCTATATTTATAACAGCACCTCTATAAACCATTTGATGATCGTTTCGGTTTACTGCATCCTCAATATGTTGTCGTGTTAATCCATCCGGTAAATTTATATTACTCATCTTCCTGTTACCACCTTTACACTTAATCTTAAATGTCCATAGTACTCATCTATATTAGTTACTTCCCAATATCCTACTGTTCCACTTTGAAATATTCTATGTCCTACTGCAACTCCTGAAGTATCTGAAATATATAAATCATAATCGCTCGCAATTATTTGTCCCTTCTCATCTA